AATTTAGGAACGGGGCGGGCAAGCTATGCAATTTTTCCGAATCAAGTTTTTGCATTGCCTGACCCGTAAAAAGGCGGTGATTGAGTGAAAATGTTTGAAAAATTTGAGTTGTTTATAGACAACAACGGCAACATACAAAAGCCTTCGGTTGTAGATGGCTTACGATGGGAAACGTGGCGCGCCGGTTCGCCGTCAAAATTGACTTTTGAGGTTGTACGGGATGAAGCCGCAAATTTTACTGAAGGTAATCCCGTTGTTTTGAAAGTGAACGGCGAAAATATGTTTTATGGTTTTGTTTTCAGTAAACGCCGGAATAAACAGCACATTATCAAAGTTACTTGTTATGACCAAATGCGGTATTTGAAGAATAAAGATACCCTCATTTACACCAACAAAACTGCATCCGATATCATCCGTATTGTACAAACTCGGTTAAGAGTTGATGAAACGGGTTCTGAATATGGCATCCAGTTGGGGGATATTGCCGAAACCAGCTTTGTTATACCATGCAGGGATGAAAGTAATACAAGCTATTTAGATATGATTTATTCTGCTCTTGACTTCGAGTTGGTACACGCTGGAAATATGTTTATTTTTTACGATGACTTCGGGCGTTTAACCTTGCGGGATTTATCTGAAATGAAGGTTGACTTGATTATTGACGAAGAAACAGGCGAAAATTTCAACTATACCAGTAGTATCAACGACCGCACGTATAACCGAATTAAGTTAGTGCGAGAAAATGAAGAAACGGGGATGCGTGATATTTATGTTGTACAAGACGGGCACAATATTGACCGTTGGGGTATATTGCAATATTTCGGTACATTGCAAGAGGGTGAGTCAGGCTACGCAAAAGCGGCGATGCTGCTTGACTTGTTCAACAATAAAACCCGCAAATTGCAGATAAATAATGCCTTCGGTGATACTCGTATTCGGGCGGGCATGATGCCGATTATTGATTTGCATTTAGGTGATATTATCGTTCGCAATCATATGTTAGTTGAAAAATGCAGTCACAAAATATTTGAATCCGAACATTGGATGGATTTAACCTTTCGAGGCGGTGATATTCATGGCTGATTTTGGGGCATTGGTAAATATAATACGAAGGATTGTAAGGGAAACCACGGAAGCACATAAGCCTTCAGGGTTATATTTTGGAAAAGTAACTTCGGTTGCGCCAATTGAAATAACCATCGACCCGAAACATATTTTAACCGAAGAATTTATAGTGTTGGGACGGTACATTACCGAATATTCCACGAATTTCACAATTGCGGGGGAAACATGGTGCGGCTTGCGACCAAATGATGAATTGATGCTGATTCGTGAGCAAGGCGGGCAACGGTACGCCGTTGTTGACTGGGTTAATCGTGTAGAAGAAGATGACCGCCCCGCATGGATTTGTGAAGGTGAAATCGTTTCAGTTTCGCCCCTTGAAATCAAAGTAAACGATTATTTGACCCTAACCGAAGATAAATTGATTTTGTGTCATTCGGTTAGTGACCATATGGCATATTTGTCATTTGACAACCCCGAAATCAAGCAAAAAGTCAACATTTGGAGCAAAGCCGAAAAAGAGCCATTACCCGCAACTGTACGGGCGGGCGGCGAACCCCACGTCCCACGTCCCGATGATATACCGCCGCCCGCGATTCAAAAGGTAACGGATATACAATTCATCAAGAAGCCGTTTGAGAGTGAACCCGATGGGGATTTACCCGCATATCACGAAATCACGATTTACAATCGCTTTGAAATCGGTGACAGGGTGATGTTATCTTGTGAGCGTTCATTACAAAAATGGTTTGTTGTGGACTTCACATATCAAGTTAAACAAGAAGATGCACATTGGATTGATTAAGGGGGTGGAATTGTGATACCCAAAAATAGCGGGTTGTTAGCGCAAGATTTTGTTATTGCGGAACAGCCGACTTTTACCTATATGATGGATATGGAAAAGATGCATATTCGGGGTAATACCGATAAATTGCGGGCAATGGAGCAAGCAGTTTATAAAATTGTGTTTACAGAGCGATACCAATATATCATATACGGGCGAAATTACGGCGTTCAACTTTTAGACTTGTTCGGGATGCCAAAAACTTTTGTCATCCCCGAAATAAAGCGGCGCATAACCGAAGCCTTGCTTTGGGATGACCGCATAACACGGGTTGACAACTGGGCTTTTAACATACCGCAGCGGGGAGTTGTTGATGCTTCGTTTCGGGTTGTTACAATTTTTGGTGATATTTTAATGCAAAGGGCGGTGAATTTCTGATGGCAAGATATGAGCCAAACCCGCAATTTGGCGGTGAAACTTTTGAAACAATCCTTGCTCGCATGATGGAGCGGATAAAAGAAAGAGATAAGCGGGAAGGGTCTTTGATTTGGGATTCAAACGCTTCATCGGCTATAGAGTTACAAGAAATTTATATCGCCCTTGATGATATACTGGTTGAAGCGTGGGGTGACAGCGCAAGCCGTGAATTTCTCATACGGCGGGCAAAGGAAAGGTATATCATCCCCTTTCCGTCAACTCATGCAATTTTGCGAGGAATGTTTGCGCCGCCCAATGCGGATTTAACGGGACGGCGTTTTTCTATGCCAAATACTGCATTAACTTATATCGCCGAAAAACAAATTGAAGATGATGTGGGCGGCTGGGAATTACGCTGTGAGCAATTAGGGAGTGAGGGCAACCAGTTTTTTGGGGCGATTATTCCGCTTTGGGGCGGTAATCCCCGTATACAATCGGCTGAAATCATGGGATTGCTTGTTCCGGCGCAAGACGAAGAAGCAACGGAAAGTATACGGCAAAGATATTTTGACAGTTTCAACGAAAGAGCCTTCGGCGGCAATATACGGGATTATCAAGTAAATACCCGTTCGATTGAGGGTGTAGGAGCGGTTAAAGTTACCCCTATTTGGCAAGGCGGGGGAACGGTGCTTTTGACTATACTTGACTATTTGTACAACCCCGCAAGCGAAATCTTGATTGATAGGGTGCAAGAAATTATTGACCCAACGCAAAACCACATGGGATTAGGACTTGCTCCTATAGGTCATCAAGTAACTGTTAGAACCGCCGAACTTGCAACCATTGACATATCAACACAATTAACATTTTTAGGAGGCTTCACATGGGAAATGTTAAAGCCGCAAATAACTTCGCTTATGGAAGCCTATATGTTGGAGTTGCGGCAAGATTGGGAAAATCAAGATATTTTAACGCCGATGGGATTATTCCAAAATCCGTTAATTGTGATGATTAGTCAAATCAATGCCCGTATTCTTAATATACAGGGCATAACAGATATACAAAATACCATGATAAACGGGCAACCGACAAACTTTGAGATTGAGAAATATTCAATACCTATGCTGGGGGTGATTGCTGTATGATACCGCCCGCAACATTGCATGACCCCGTTAATCTAATCGCCCGCTTGCCAACTTTGATGAAAAAGTATGACGAAATTATTAAAATAACGGATTCACAAAATCCCGAATTTGATTTTGTTTGGTCGATAGAAGAATGGATGCGCCGCCAAATATATATTATCACTGCTGAAGAATATGGGTTACAGCGTTACGAAAGGCTTTTGAGCATAACCCCACTACCCCACGAAAATTATAAAGCCCGCCGTAATCATGTGTTGGTACGTTGGAATCAGCAAACACCGTATACTTTCCGTTTTTTAATCGGCTTGCTGGAAATATTGACGGAAGGCAATTTTGAGATAATCCCGAATTTCCATGAATACGAAATGGAAATTCGGGTATTCACACTGGATTCCGGTATACTGCAAGATTTGGCTTTTATCAAACGACACATCATTCCTGCAAACCTTGCATTAAATTCCTGCAACGAAATTCGTTTTACTTTTAAAGCACATATCAAACTAACCACAACAATAAACCAAATAAAACACTACAAAATATCCCAAAACTCCACCATCAAAATAACCCCAACCGCAAACCTATCACTAACAACATCAGTAATACAAATAACCCATTATCAAATAAAGAACGGAGCGTGACTATATGGCAAACTTTTCAACCCTTATAATCACCACTA